TTGAAAAATCAATCCTTGACAAGCTAGGACAAAATGAGGTAAAACTGGAGAAAGATGGATTTACCCGTGGTAAATGGATAACTTATGAGGAAGTTATAAATGACGGAAGACCTATACATTACGAAGAAGTCCTTGGAACTAGAGTGGCAACACGAGCACCTGAAGTCAGGGAAGGTTAATATTCGAATGATCGAGATTAACAAACAAATTCAGGATGTAATCAGAGATATTATTGCTCAAGAAGAAATAGAAGCAACTCGTGATACTAAAATAGCCGACGCCCAGGCCGAAGTTTCGATAGCCACTTAAGCGCTATCAAAAATCAATTTTTTCCCTAAGGATACCTTGCGCTATACGCAAATCTGCGTTATAGATTAATCAGTATACAATTATTTAATGAATCTAGACGAGTATACTCGACGGCCTAGAGACTAGATTCGCAAACTAGGAGGATTATAATTATGGGTACAACTACATTTTCGGGACCAGTAAAATCTGGTACGATTAGAGAAGGAGCATCAGCTAATGTTGGTACATTAGTATGCTCTCAGTCAGCAGCAATTACAGAAGCTGCCAGTGAAGCAAGCACTGGAATAATTATTCCAGCAAACAGTCAAATCATTAATTTTTATGTTTTGATACAAACTGCTTGGGATGGTGGAACTAATACACTTGACGTTGGAGTTTCAGGTAATGCTGATCTATATGTTGATGGTTTACCAGCAACGGTTGTTGGAAATCATAGAGCAACGGCAGCCTATACTGGAACCCCTGCCAATTGGAGAGATGTCGGTACATCCGATGTTACTATCTATGTTGATTCTGTTGCAGCAGGTAATGGGGCTGGTGTTTTGACGGTTCAATACCTTCAAAATAGAAACCTAACTTAATAAATAAACTTTGTGAGCTCCTGAAGGAGCTCACAAGTAAAAGGAATAAAATATGAGTACATATCCAGTAGATATAAAAATAAAAAGAATAACAACTGCGGGTAGTAGCCAAACGATTTTTGCAGGACCTGCAAGAATTTTAGGGTTTTCGGCAAATTGCACAGCAGGCGCTGGCACTATTGATATAGAGGATACTGGAGCTTCAGTGGGTGTTTTTGGAACACCTAATGGATCTTCTTCACCTTTTGTATACAGTGTAACATTTCCAGGAACGGGGATTAGAGTTTCGAAGGCGACGGTTACTTTAACAACTATTGCAGACGTAACATTCTTTTACGGTTAGGAGGTAAACATTGCCTAACACCACTTCAGACAATTATACGTTTGGGAAAACCTTTACGATTGCTGATATTGTTGAAGAAGCTTTTGAACGCGTAGGATTTCCTAATGTTTCAGGCTATCAATTAAGAGCGGCAAGACGATCACTCAATATTCTTTTTCAAGAATGGGGTAATAGAGGACTGCACTATTGGGAAGTAGGAACTTTAAATCTTACTTTAACTCAGGGTGAGAAAGAATTTACTTTTTATAGATATCCATCTGATATGCCCACAACGGGCGCTGCAGCTTTACAAAAATCTAACGGCCTTAATACTACTTTAAATGGAGCGATTAGTAGCACAAGTGCCACTAGTGGAATCACTATGGATTCTATTACGGGAATGAATAATCAAGGTACCATTAGAATTGGTACTGAAGATATTACTTATTTAGGATTTAGTGGTAGTGAATTAACGGGCGTAGCACGTGGAGCTCATGGTACAACAGCAGCAACCCATTCGGATGGCGCAGCGGTTACTAATTATGTTCCAGGTTTCTCGGACATTGAACAATGTTCATTAAGAACGAACATGGGAGCTAACACTCAATCGGATGCAGCTCTAGGTAAAGTGGATCGTTCTACTTATTCAGGTTATGCTAATAAAGAAGCAGAAGGCACTCCAAGTAATTTCTGGGTTCAAAGATTTATCGATAGAGTCACTATGACTATTTATCCAACTCCAGATGCAAGTAATGCAGCTAAAAATTTACATATCTTTTTTGTTACAAGAATTCAGGATGCAGGAAAATATTCAAACGCATCTCCTGTTCCTTATCGTTTTATTCCTGCTATGGTGGCAGGTTTAGCTTATTACTTGTCACAAAAATATAGAATGGATAAAACACAGCCATTTAAATTATTATATGAAGATGAATTGGCAAGAGCTTTACAGGAGGATGGGTCAGCAGCAAGTACGTACATTACACCGAAAGCTTATTATCCAAATATCTAATGCCAAAATATGCATCAGGAAAACATGCACTAGCCATTTCAGATCGTTCAGGTTTACAATTTCCTTGGAGGGAAATGGTAACAGAATGGACTGGAGCTTTTGTTCATATTTCTGAATATGAACCCAAACAACCTCAACTACGACCTAAAACTTTAAGTGCCGATTCTATGTCATTACGTAAAGTAAGACCTGCACGAACTGCATTTCCCACCCCTACTATTTTACCCAATAATCCTTTTACTACGGAAGTAGGAACTACTGTTACAGTCACTCAACCTACGCATAATTTTTCTACGGGAGATGCAGTAAGATTTAGAGATGTACAACATGATGTAGGAGGAGTTGATATTTCCACTTTGGAATTAGAAACTACTTTGAATGGAGACATTACTTCAACAGCTACTTCTTTAACTTTAACGGATGCTTCGGCGTTTCCAAGTTCAGGATATATTTATGTTCAAACTAAACCTACTGCCGCTCAAACGAGATCAGGAGAAAATACTTTTACTCTGAGTGAAGTTATTCAGTACACAGGGAAGTCGACTAATACTCTAACAGGATTAACTCGTGGAACTTCAGCGCCTACTTATGGATTAACACCACAAGCTACTACAGCAAATTCTCATAATTCTTTAGACAAAGTATTTGGATCTTATAGTATTACTATTATTGAAATAAGTGAACCTTATCCAGGTGAACCTACAACTAAAACAATTAGCAATCAATATACTTTTGTATTGGCTTCGGCTGCAACTAGTGCTACAACAGGGGGAGGGTTTCCTTCTTTTGCAGGGCCCGTAGGAGATAGACCATAATGGCATATACATACGCAAATTTAAAAACAGATTTAAGAAGTTATACTGAAGTAGATAGTACCGTTTTAACGGATGCTATTTGTAGTACTATTACTAAAAACGCAGAAAACAGAATTTATAGAGAAGCGGATAATGATGATAACCGATTTTATGCGACTTCTACTTTAACGATTGGAAATCGATATGTCACGATTCCAAGTGATTTAAGAATTATAAGATATGCTCAAGTCACCAATTCAAATGTGACCCCTAATGTGCATGTTTATTTAGAGAAAAAAGATACTTCTTTTATAACCGAGTATTATGATACTCCTTCAACAGCTTCAGGATTACCTGTCTATTATGCTAATTGGGACGCTAGTTATTGGCTAGTGGCTCCTACGCCTGATGCAGCTTATGAGCTTACTTTGGCTTATATTAAACAGCCATCCAGTATTACGGCATCAGATTCAACAACAACTTATCTGAGTAATAAATATCAGGATTTACTTTTATATGCGGTTCTGTTAGAAGCATATGGATACTTGAAAGGTCCGCAAAATCTGGTACAGTACTATCAGCAGTCGTACCAACAAGCTTTACAATCGTACGCGATCGAACAACAAGGTCGTAGACGCAGGGACGAATATCAGGATGGAGTTATTCGAACACCTCTTAAATCACCACCACCAACACAAGATTAGGAGATAAAATATGGCAAATATTATACCAGACGGATTTAAATCAGAACTTTTAAAGGGAAGTCATAACTTTGCGGCATCGGGAGGCAATACTTTTTATATTGCTTTATATGATACTACATTAGGACCCCCTTATACGACTTCATCAACTGTTTACAGTGCAACTAATGAATGTAGTTCTGCAGGAGGATCTAATTATCCAGCAGGAGGACAAGCATTAACTAATTTAGGTGTGTCAGTTCCAAGCGCTAACACGGCTGTGGTAGATTTTGATAATGAAGTTTTTTCTTCAGTAACTATATCTTCCGTAGGTGCAGCGATTTATAATTATACATCTGCATCTAATTTATTAGTTTTAGTTTTAGATTTTGGAGGAACGAAGACAGCAACCTCAGGAGATTTTACAATTCAATTTCCATCGCCCACAGCGGCCGATGGAATATTAAGAGTAGCATAATATGGCATTAGTACTGAATGATAGAGTAAGAGAAACAACTTCAACAACAGGCACGGGAACCGTGACGCTGGGAGGAGCCGTCGATGGTTTTCAAACCTTCGCAGCGGGAATTGGAAATAGTAATACAACGTACTATGCCATTTCATTAAATAGTGCTAACGAATGGGAAGTAGGATTAGGGACTTTAAGCGCAGATAGTTCAACACTGGCTCGAACTACAATTTTACAAAGTTCTAATTCAGATGCCGCAGTAGATTTTGCTGCAGGCGCAAAAGAAATTTTTTGTACTTTACCTTCAGAGAAAGCTCTTTATTTGGATGCTTCAGGAGATTTAGCGAACAGTGGTATTATAACTAATACGAGTGTTGATGCTTCAGCGGCTATTGCTCAAACCAAATTAGCCTTAGATATTACAAATAGTGAAGTTAATGCATCCGCAGCGATCGCATTATCTAAACTTGCAACCGTGACCGCGTCACGTGCTTTAGAATCCAGTGCAGGTGGAGCGGTGACAGCCTCATCTGTTACTTCCACTACACTCGGATATCTAGATGCAACGTCCTCGGTCCAAACACAATTAGACGCTAAAGCTACGGCAGGATTTGCCCTAGCCATGGCGGTCGCATTATAGGAGAATTATGGCACAAGATTTTAGAAACGATATACAAAGAAACGTAGGAGCTACTCCTCAATTGCTTTTAGATGCAGGCGATTATGACGCTGTAATAGGAATCAGATGTTGTAATGTTCATGCTTCTTCAACAATTGCTTTGGATGTTTATATTGTGAACGGCGGAAATAATTATTACATCGCTAAAGATGTAAGTGTCCCACCAAATTCTGCAATTGAACTTATTCAAGGCGGAGCTAAAATTGTTCTTAAAGCTGGAGACGATTTGTATGCAGTTAGCGATGTTGCATCTTCCGTTGATATTGTTACTTCGTATATTGATACAATTAGTTCGTAAGGAAAATTATGACGGCAATAGTAAATGGAATCCAATATGTTGGAGGCGCTACAGGCGCTAATGATTTTATAAACAATCAAGCATCCAGCTTGAATGTCACTCAAACAATTGAGAGTGGTGTTTTAGCTGGTCCAATTTCTATTCCCGCAACAATCACAGTAACAGGAACGTTGGTGGTCGTATAATGAGTAAAATAGAAGTCAATACAGTCGAACCACAATGCGGAACTACTTTAACGTTGGGTGGCTGTGGACAAACTGTAGCTTTAGGAAGCGGTGCTTCTCAGACAGGTTTCGGAAGAACAGGTACAGTTGATTGGCAAACAGGAGATATTAAAACATCAGAATTTACAGCAGCAACAGGAAAAGGTTATTTTGTTAATACTACAAGTGGAACAGTTACAGTTAACTTACCCGCAGGAACGGCTGGAGATATAGTAGGTTTAAAAGATTACGCTGCAACTTGGGATAGTAATGCCATTACCTTAGCACCTAACGGTTCAGAAAAGATTGGTGGCGACAATACTCTAGATCCAACTGTAGACAATGAAGGTGGGTCACTTCTTTTAGTTTATGTCGATAGTACTCAAGGTTGGTTAACAACTCAACAGTCAGTCACTGCAAGTCCAAGTGGTGCAGAAACTTATATAGTAGCAACAGGAGGAACTCCTTGCACAGGAGCTATTTCTGGAGATTATAAATATCATACTTTTACAGGACCAGGAACTTTTACCGTATGTACAGCAGGAGCAGGAGGTGTGTTGCAAACCAATGTATCTTATATGGTAGTAGCTGGAGGCGGAGGTGGTGGAGCTAAATATGGTGGCGGTGGAGGCGCAGGTGGATTTAGAGAAGCTAAAGTTACAGGAGATCCTTATACAGCAAGTCCATTAGATGCAGGAACAGGTATAACAGTTACGGCCCAAGGTTATCCCATTACAGTAGGAGGGGGTGGACCAGGAGGATGTGGACCAAGTGGACCTAGTATGCTTGGAACTAGTGGATCTGATTCAAGTTTTTCAACAATAACTTCAACAGGTGGAGGGGGAGGTACTGGTGATAATTCTCCAGGAACTCCAACAGGTGCAACCGATGGTGGTTCTGGAGGTGGATCCAGTTATACCCCATGCACTGCTCAACCATATGGTGGAGGTGGTGCAGGAAATACTCCTTCAACAAGTCCACCTCAAGGAAATCCTGGTGGAGACGGTGGTGGAGATTCCGCTGGATATACTGCTGGTGGTGGAGGAGGTGCAACAGCTGCAGGAACAACAGGAAATAATCCAGGAAAACAATCAGGCCCAGGAGGAACAGGGGCAACAACTTCAATTAATGCTACACCCACAGCAAGAGCTGGTGGCGGTGGTGGCGGTGGTAATAGTCAAGGACCAGGTACAGTAGCTTTTGGTACTGGAACAGGTGGTGGAGGTGCAGGTGGACCCGCGCCTAGTGGGAATGGAGTAGCAGCAACCGTTAATACAGGCGGCGGTGGTGGCGGAGCAGGAGCACCTTGCAATAATGTTGGTGGAACGGGTGGTTCAGGCGTAGTAATTATAAGGTATAAATTTCAATAGGATGATGATAAAATAGAATTATGGCTTCAACAATAAAAGTAGATAACGTACAAAATACCCCAGGCACTAATATAATTAATAAGTGTGGTACAACAATTACTCTGGGTGCAAGTTCAGATACAGTTTCTTTAGCTTCAGGCGCCTCTCAAACAGGTTTCGGAAGAACAGGAACGGTTGATTGGGTTACTACTATTAAAACAAATTCAGATTCTCCTATTACTTCAGAAAGTGGTAAAGGATATTTTTTAAATACTACCGCAGGAATTATTACAATTAATTTACCGACAAGTCCTTCAGCAGGAGATATAGTATCTATTAAAGACTATGCTAGAACCTTTGGTTCCAATGCCGTAACAGTTGGAAGAGGTGGTTCTAATATGGATGGAACAGCAGCCGACGGCACTTTAAGTACTGATGGAACATCGGCTACCTATATTTATATGGATGGTACAAAAGGATGGACCCTTCTTCAAGATGAGAGTCCAGGTGCTGCAGGAGAATCTTATATTAGTGCAACAGGAGGAGATAGTTGTGGCACATCAGGAAATTATAAATGGCATAAATTTACAGGCCCAGGAACATTTTGTGTTTCATCAATTGGTTCAGGCAGTCCCGAATCCGATCAGGTTAGTTATATAGTGGTTGCTGGAGGTGGAGGCGGTGGAGTTGGTAATCCAGCTGGTTACTGTGGAGGCGGTGGAGGAGCAGGAGGATTGAGAGAAGGAAAAAATTCTAATGATCCTTATACGGCAAGTCCTTTAGATTCTGCTACCTCTTTAACCGTAACAGCAACAGGCTATCCTATTACAGTGGGTGGAGGAGGACCTGCACCTAATACGACTCAACAAGGTGGGGATAGTGGTTCAAATTCAGTTTTTTCAACAATTACCTCTACTGGGGGAGGTGGAGGTTCAGGATCATGTGCCAGTTGCCATGGAGCAAAAACAGGTGGATCAGGTGGAGGAGGTGCAAATGCACCCCAACCAAATGGTGCGGCAGGAAATACTCCTCCTTTTAGTCCTCCTCAAGGAAATCCTGGAGGTGATGGTCCTGGTCCTACTAGAGCTAATGCAGGTGGAGGTGGCGGTGGAGCTACTGAAGCAGGGCAAGATTATGCTCCGCCTGAAATAGGAGGTAGAGGAGGAGCAGGAGCAACAAGTTCTATTTCGGCTACACCCACAGCTTATGCTGGTGGTGCAGGTGGATCAGGTGGAGCTACTGCTGGTGCAGCTTCTCCATGTGGAACGGGAGGAATAGGAGCTAACGATGGCACTAATGCGTCGGCAGCAGGCACTATTAACACAGGTGGAGGTGGTGGAGGCGGTCAAACGCCAGGCAATCCAGCTCCTACCAACAATGCAAGTGCTGGTGGTTCAGGAATAGTAATTATAAGGTACAAGTACCAATAATGAGTGAAGTCAAAGTAAATAAAATTAGTCCAAGAACAGCATGTGGAACTGTTACATTAGGAGATAGTGGAGATACATTCACCATTCCTTCTGGTGCAACAATTACCTCTACTGGGGGAGGTGGAGGTTCAGGATC